AAGAAACGGCTGACCACGAGAAGCTCTTTAGTCCCGTCGGGAAGAACGTTCTCAAAAATACCCATGACTCGAACAGGTGCAGGAATGCGCGTGCCAAATTGAACGAATCCGAGCCTGGATTGCAGGATCTGACGGTAAATAAAAGCATTTTTTAAACTAGAAAATGAATCCAGCGGGGAAAGAAAATTTACCCCCGATCTATCTATACCCTCTGAGTAACCCGCAACCTCATAGACATCATATGCCATTACATCGTCCAGTAGGTGATTCGATAGTTATAAACGCCAGTGGCTGAATCTCGAGTTCTAACGCGCAAGTTAAGACCGCTGGCATTCGACCCATTCCCGTATCGCATAGGGATAGTCATTTGAGATGAATCAGCTAAAGTCTGTACATTGCAATAAGCTTGGCATACGCCACCTGCAGCTTTAAAATAGCCATTCGTCACATCGAGGGAACTATCTATTTTGAAAAAATAGATCTCTCCATAGGTATTATCAGGTACAGTCACTACGTTTTGATAAGAGGTATTTAAATTGAAAGTACCAGTTAAAAACGCTGGGATGTATTGATAAATCCCATTCCCATTCCTATAGAATCCCTGCACCCTTCCAGAAACCGTTTTAAGATAAAGTGACCCATCCATCCCAGGGGGAACAGTAGGATCTGCAGGCGCGCCAACAAATGTATCAGCATAATTCTCCATGCTGACTTTGCGATGGTATCCATCCTCATCTGTTCCGATATTCCAAAAATGATCATTATTCATCGTGGTTTCGGTATATGTAGTATTCTGCTGGCCTGGAATGGTGTTCTGCTTAACAGATTTGGCCCCATCAGGCCAGAGGGAATTCCATACCATTTTATTTGCCTTTACCTTTCATTTTATCTGGCTTAACTCTAGGTTTTTTAGAATAACCTTCTTTTGACCTGCGTAAAGCTCCTGAGATATCAGCTGGTTTGCGAGAAGGAAAGTTATCCTCATCGCCAATTTTGTCGTCATATTCTTCTTTTGCTTCCGAATATTTACGCCCAGCAACTTGTTTGCCACCTCTAGTGACTAATTTCTTTGAAGGAGGCATTTTTTCTTTGAACTTGTCAGCACTTTTCATGTCTAATTTCTTTTTCATTAGCACTTCCCCTTCATGGAGCCTTTTTTTTCTTTGACAGACTTCATTTTTGCCTTAACCTCTTTCATTTTAGGCATCTTATCCATTGCCACTTTCACTTCAACTTTTTCTTTAATTTTCTTTGCCACGATGCACCTATTTATTGAATGATTTCAATGTTTTGGCAAGTCTGGCACGTTTGCCCTCTACGCCCTTTTTCTTTGCAGCTGCATTTAACATTTTTGCTGGTATTTTTTTGTCCTTAGCAACTCCCAACTCTTTATGGAGTGCTCCTGGTTTCTTTATCGCGCCTGCGATCCAATTCTTAGCCATATTATCTCCTAAAAGCGTGGGTAACATCTCTGTTGTTTTACTTGGTTATGCGTTCTGGTTAAAAGTAATTTTCTTTGCCTAAAAAATGACTTATCGATCTTTGCCATCGCTGCATCATCATATCTAAAGTCCGTTGCATATTCCTTCGCAGCTCCATAGGCAAGATAACGAAGCCAATAATCGTAGGGCAAAGCTGGATCGCCCTCTTCAGAAAATCTAGGTACAATCTTATATCCATAGATCTCAACCAAATATGAGGTGTTAGGAATGGTTCTGAAGACCATTTCATTCCCATAATAGAGCATTTCAGTTGGATATCCTGGGATCAGTACATCTGTATTGTTAATGCCCCATGTACCGTAAAAAATGCCCGGATCTTGATAGATCCAAAGTTGATTCCAGGAGATTGATCCATTAGGTGGATCTAGCAAGGAAATGAACCCTTCTTGCGAAATATTGGTAAAATCAGAGGCAGCCCCAACTTCATTGAATGTGTAAACACCCGTTGTATTGGATTCGTCGATAACGAAGCTCAATGTCCCAAATTGCTCAAAAATCTTTATGTCATCTGACATCGTCAAATTGATAAAGTCCTGCAGATACCTGAAAAGGGTTGGATCATTCGAATCAGGATCGTTTTCATTTCTTCGACCTAATGCGAGCCGCATAATCCGCATGCAATCAGAGACAAATTGTGCCATTTTTAATCCGCGTAAATAGTTCTGAGAGAAAATCTAGGGGTGACTGATTCTTTCCTAGTTTCTTTACTCCCATCGGCATTATCGTACCATTTCCATACAGGTGTTCCTCTCTCTGATAGATGCTGAATCACACAGCGTGGCAGATCGTATATTTTGCCAGGGCGTAATTGCTCAGCTGGTTTTGTTCTATCAAAATGAATCATTTCATTGGAGAGAAACACAGGGAGAGGATTAGTTGGCTGATCATTGCGACCAAACATCACCCTTTCATGTGGATGCAATTCAACCGGACATTGCTTGATAGGATAGCGTAAAATCTTGAGTTTTTTATTTAACTCACGTGCTCTTCGATTATATCTCATGTATTCGCCAAGATTTGTCAAAGGCATATTTTCGATTTCTACAGATTCTGGTTTAGCTACCATTGAGGCAACTACGTCTTTTGCTTCTTGTTCTTCAACTTTTCTAGGTCTTGCCATATCGTTATTCCTCGGGTGGGCCGTAAAAGAAAAAAGTATTTTCTACTAAATTCACATTGCCGCCTGTTGTATAGGGCGGGAAATTTGTTGAATCAATGTCTTGGAAAGTAATGGGATCTTGAATTAGGAAAGTATCCTCACTTAAGACGATGATTCGATATTTGTTACTATTCAGCTGATCTGCACCATGCTGAGGAGCGGGCATCAATCCATTTAGGTTTGAAAGCCTGATAAAATCGAATGTTCTATATCCATGAGCCGCTGTGGTAGTAATAACGCAAGGGTATCCAATGCTGACAGTAAGAATCTCTGATCGATGCGGTATTTGACCTATAGCACTCATTTATTTCCTATAAGTTTAGGTGCTCTTTCGAGCACCTAAGTTTTGTATATTAAACGAGCAAGTCGCCTAAGTTCACATATTCACCGAACTTAATCGCATCGATATAGAACACATCGCCATCTGCACCCATTACGGCACTTCCTACGAGGAGTTTGTATTCGACTGGATTATATTCGAATGGATTTGGAACATAAGGTGTGACCGCATATGGCGACACTTGTGGGTTGTTCAAAGAGATAACTCTTGTCTCAACATCCACTCGACCACCCGATACCCAAACTGGGAAGCTTGTAGAATCGATAGGCTCATCAGTAATCACATCTCTGAGTGAGAAAGTGGTTGATGAGAGTACAGTGATCAAGAATCTATTGTTGTTCAACGGATCCATTCCACGAGCAGGTGCTCCAGGGCCAACATTGCCAAGATCAGTGATCCGTACAATTTGGTCTGTTTGGAATCCATGTGGAGCTGTTGTTGTTACAACCGCAGGATCTGCTTGTGTTACGCCAGAAATTAGCGCACGGAATGCAGGCACTCCACCAGCTGTATCAGCAACAGTGAAACCATTAGTAGCTTCTAGAGCAATCTTAGCGGCAGGTGCTGTTCCTACACCTATTTGTAGAGCGTCTCCCGCAGGAAACCCTCTGAACCAAGTTGATTGCACGAAAGTATCGGATGTTCCGTATTTCGTGTAGTTGTAAAAAGTTACCTTATCCGGTTGGAAAGGAAAAGTGAAAGTATGGGCCGTGCCAGCGGAGATAAACTTAGCTCCGTAGGTGCAAGTTTGGCCTAAAAATAGATCTGCCATTTTGTCTCCTTAAGCTTACGCTTGTGTTGAAAGCAGGGTTACGATGTGCGAATCATCAAGGATCGCTGCATTGAACCAAGCAGAGAAACCCATTGACTGAAATCTGTTCAAATAATCATTAAAACCTAATGGTTTTAGTATCATTTCGGTACTAACTTCATCTAATCCAACATAACCATAAGCATTAGCTGCAATAAACGTGTTACTAAAAACAGGAGGATTTGCGTCACTTACAGCAACTAGAGTAGATGTCACCCAGCGCGCTTCGTCGGTAGCTCCGAACTCTGCTTGCAAAACAGGATCTTGCGAACCATATTGGGAAGTAGGAACAAACGCATCCAAACTGCGAATGTCAGGTTTCATTTTAACGTGAGCCGTGACCCAGTAACTTGGTTCCACGGGCCCGGTTCCAAAACGCGAAGTTCCCTCGATAGTAGGGGTCATTTTTTCGCTGTCATTTTGATCGAGATAAGCAATTGCACGGTTGACGTCGATTTGAGTCAAATTTGTTATTGCATTCCCGTTTGTCCCGTTTAGGCAAGAAATTTGCGGGACGGCAGAGTTAAAAACATCTCTTGTAACTTTGTCAAGCATAGTATGCATTGATTGTGAAAGATTATCAGCAGTTTCATTAGCTGTGTCATCTTCAACTACCAATATAACTTTTCGTGACAATAATACAACTTGTCCAAACTCTTGGATTGTGACGTTAATATCGAACTTGTTGACTTGTACAGGTGCAGGATCTGCGCCTTCTGGTAATACAACTGGATCACTTGGAAGATTTTCTTGTCTTCGAAATGCCATTGTATCAGTATTTTTTTGAGGAAGCGTAAACGCTCGCCCGAAAAGATTGTGAACACATCGTGGCTTACTTCTTTGCAGAAGTGCTCTCTGCGCCCATCTATCAGCCATTGAGCCGTAGGTTGAGGTTGTAGTTACTGACATGAAGTAGTCTCCTTAACGACCTACCTACGCTTACGCTGCGACTGCCTCCACGCGTTAAATTCCGAATCGTTCATGCTCATCACATCGACTCCTTGATTCATTCCTGCTGCTTTAGGCATCCCAGCGGGGTTACCCGGGGCATCCTTTTTAGCAGTGACAGGTGGCCTCAAGGCCGTCTTCTGTTTAGGTGTTAATGCATCCATCAACGTCCATGCCTCTTCGTATCTATTTGGCGCGTCTTCAATCGCACGAGCTAGGTGCGGTCTTTGTTTTAAAAATTCCTGTAACTTCTCGTTAATTTCAGCCGTTTTTTCTGGGTTATTCTTAATCCAGCTACGTTCTTCTACCGAGCGAATGATCTTCTGCTCGGATTTTCCTAACTCTTCACGAGTAGCAGGTTCAAGATGGCTCTCATCTGGCTCGGAAGGTTGCTCTGCGAGTTTTTGTTGTCGCATTGCTTGTTCTTTGTGCCACCTAAGTTCTTGTTCTACTTCCTGACGCTTTCTGCGCTCTTTTAGGTGCGCTGAAAGT